CCGCTGGATTAATTGCAGGGTTTGGAAAGACCGTGCCTGTAGCGCCCGTACCAGCCACGCCAGTGACAGATGCTTCCATTTCCACCACAGACCCATGTGCGGCCACTCCAAGCCCGTGTACGCCTACTGGTGGGCGATCTTGGATGGGCGTGAAGATGTCGAAGTTGTACCCCAGAAATACAGTCGCATTTTCGGGGTCTGTATCTGGACGTGGATTAAAGAGTGCTGTCGCATCGACAACATTCTTTGCTGGTGTGAGCTGCGGTTGTTTTGGCTCCCAGTCATCTGGAGATACGCGAAGGCCATCCCAAGTTGTCCTAAGTTCCGTATATGGAACCTTTAGGCCACCTCTGTCGCTTATCGCTTGGGATTTTTTGCCTCTTGCGTATTTTGCCATTAATATAAATTCAGCGCAGTGGGCTGAACCCTCAAAGATACACCATCATTGTCGGATGCTGCTGCAAAGCTAAATGCTCTTTCGTACATTTCGTTTAGCATTGTAAACTTTTCAACCGCGAATTTCATTGCCAATTTGCTTGCCAGCCCAGCGCAGATGCACTCGTTCCAGCGGTATGGAATATCTGCATCTTGGTTTGACGCCGTTACGTCTTCGAGCTGCCTGATTGCCCAGTAAACCATACTGTATGTATCCCGATCTGGAACCTGCCAGAAATATGCGACAGGCGTGTATTGCTTGTCTAGCATATATTGGCTTGGCTTACCGCCAGAGTTTTTGTTTGGAAGCTGGTTATAATCTGCAATAGAAACGCGATTAATGATCTGATCTGAGGTGTCGGTCCCAGAGCTGTCGCGGATCACAGCATCTATAATATCAATAGTTCCAACTGGCAGTGTGTATTGCAGTGTGCCGTTCACCAGCGTCAAAGTTTGCTGCTCTACAGCCCAATAATTGATGCCACGGTTTGCCCACTCAGCAAAGAGCAGGTTAAGGCTGCGCCGTGCAGACACAGCCCTATTTCCAGTTTGAGTTTGGGTATCAATACCGCAACGCTCGAATGCTTCCGTTATGATCTCTTCAACATTTGGTTGAAATGCTACGGTTCCTGAAGTCGCCATCGAAAACTCCTAGTATTCTTTGATGACCCTTAGAACCAGTTGATAAGAATCACCAACAGCCCCCGCGCCAGTAGTTGTAAACTTCACATCACCAGTTGGGTTTGTTCCATATGACAAAGTCGATGGAAGACCACCAAATTTGCTAAAGTCATGGTATCCAATATCGTCTTCGCCAATGTGCATCATAATGATGTCAGTGTCAGCATCTGCCAACACTTCAACGGTCATACTTTTAATGACCCACCAGCCCTCAATAATACGAACTGCGATGCATGGATCTCCATTCGCGTTGGGGGCTAGTGTGGAAACATCAATTTTTAGGACAGCACTTTCATTGCCAGTATCAACGTACTGATACTGAAATGCCATGACTGCCTCTCTAGGAGTATCACTTAGCGTTTTTACTGAGGAAATATCAGCCATTTGCTATTCCTTTTTCTTTGCAGGACGGCCACGTTTCTTCTTATCTGGCGCTTCTGTCCATGCCTCATTTACATCAGGCGTAGAAGGATCGTCAGCTTTTAACGTACCGTCTGAGTTTCGAGCGCGAACCTTGACAGTCTCATAGCCTCGCCGTGCAATTTCTTCTTCAGAAGCTGGTTTGAACCTACTCATAACCTAGCTCCTTACGATGCTGAAATTGTAGCACCTGTGTCAGAACGCTTCCAGTCTGTGCCATTAGAGAAAGCCAAGATAGCCGCGCCTGCTGCGCCGTTTGAAACGTACACAAGCGTACCTGCGCCTGCATCAGAAGCTGATGGAGCGGTTGCAACTGTATATGTTGGAACAATGATGTCACCTACAAAGCCGTTAGTAGAGGTAACTGGACCTGTGAATGTGGTATTAGCCATTTTAGTACCCTTTTGCATAAGGATTCGCTTTGTAGTCTATGCAACGTCAGGAGGGCAGTAACCTGTCTACAAAGCTAATATGATGCCCTTCTTTGAAAACATACAGCACATCTAAACAAAAAGAAAGAGGCGATCCGAAGACCGCCCCTTAATCATAACACTCTGGAGAAATGTTATGCTGCGCCTTGTGATCCGAAGATACCGCGCCAGTCAGTAGCACCGAAGCTGTAACGCTCACGCACTTTGTAGCGCACGTTGCCAGTTTCGAAGTCACCCTCCATGCCTTTTTTCATAGGCGAGCGTTGGAACATTTTCAGTCCATCAGGAATATCCGTTTGGACAAACCACTGATCGCTGTCTGTTAGACGGCGCATGATGTGGTAGCCCTGTGGGAGATACCCGCCTTGACGAATCGCGTTGATGTCGTTGTCGGCAGTTCCTGTACGCAGTTGTGATTCCAGCAGACGCTCTGCAACAAAAGTGTAAGCAGTTGGGATAACCAACTTCGTACCTTGTGCCGCAACGCGAAGACCGCGATCATCTTTCATGTCAGCAATCTGAATAAGGATTGCTTCAAGTGACACTTCAGACAAATCGGCTGGTGTTGCCAAAATGTTAGACTGGTTGCCAGCCTGTGTTGGGTGTGTTGCACTCAAAAGAGGAGCGCCGTCACCACCATTCACAGTTGTCGCAGTGTTCAAAATGTTAGCCGCTTTGATCTCTTTAGTAGAGGCCATTGAGCGAGCCAACGCTTTTGTATAGCGAGAAGCAATCGAGCCATACTGGCCATCTTCTTCAGCTTCTTCAGTGATTGAGAAAGCCAAAGCGACTGTTTCATGCTGATAACGCGCAGTCCACTGTTGAGAGGCTGCGTCATACGAAACCGCAGAACCCTCTGATTTTGTTGGAGCATTTCCAAAACCTGCGAGGAGTACGTCTTCTTCAAACGCTTTTTGCGAAGTGTTTGATTCAAAAACTGCCTCATATTCGGCTGGATAGCTGTCATATTCGAGTCCGAAAAGAGTATTCAGACCCGGCTCAAGCATTTTAGCAAAACTTGCTCTATTCATAGCCATTGTTCATACCCTCCTTAGATACCAGCACTGTCTTTAAGAAGATGCTCGTTGATAAGCACTTCCATGACAGCGTTAGCTCCGAATGCGTTCTCTGGTGAATCCACCAAAGAAAGAATTTTACAAGTAGCAGCGCCAGCCGCCATTGTGCCATTCAATTCAAAGCCTGATTGACCAGTCAATGTGGAACCAGCGCCAGCAACAACATCAGCACAGTTGCCGATATTGGTCTGAGCAGGGGAACCCGCAGACTGAACTTTAAACACAGTATATGGACAATCATATACATATGCGATGATGTCAGTAGCTACTGTGCCTGATGGCCAGTATTCACTATAGACGTAAGAACCGTCACTTGCTGTGTAAGACACACCCGCAAAAACACCAATGTTGTTAACTTCTGTGGCCGTGTGTGGCGTAACAACCCCATCTGCTGTGAGAACGCAGAGATCACCTGTGAAGATGTTTTCTGCAAGACCACTTGTGATGGTGTATTGGTTAGTGCGAGGTGCATTACCGCTCATGTGACGAACTGGGACAAACCCAAAGGCTGCATCTGCATTTGCCATTTTTCGCTCCTTTTAGCGTTAATTAGTCGCTTGCGGCAGACAAAGATCTGCCACGACTGGTTTCAGACTTCCGTTCTTGATAGATCGGTTGTCCACTACGCCGTCCTAACGCATCAAGATCCCCTGCAATGGATTCATTTTGCTCTTCGTTTTTACCAGAATAGTAATCTTGCTTTTGACGCGCGATTTCTTCTGGCATTTCGCAAAGCAACATGCCTTCAATTCCAATTGATCCTGCCCACTGGCCATGATTGATAGTTGGATACAACTTACTTTTCACAGTATCAGCAGGGCGCGGTTCCCATCCTTCACGCATACGTTTATATACGTTGTCTGGGCTTTCCTTACCCTGAATCGAGGTAGCTACCCACCTTTGGACATAGCCGGGACGTGCTTCGGGGGCGTCCAAAAGTGATGGTGGTTTCCATGCCGTCATGGGGCGAGATTCCTCATCACGCACGGAATTGCGAGCTTCGTTTGCGCGAACATTACGTTTATCAGACATTATTGGCTCCTTTGCTGACGCCGAATTTCGGCTTCATATTTTTTAAGACCTTTTTCATCATTGATTCCAAGTTCTCTAGCCATTCTGAGTTGTTCTTGCGACATCCTCACTCTATTGCCCTTGTAATTTGAAGAACCGCCTGTAGTGGGGGCGACTGGTGGTCTACTTTTTGTTCTCGTTTTACTTGGACTTGGTCCTGAAGATAACTCAGGAAACATTTTTTGTAAACGGCTGTTTAAAGTGTGGTAATATTCGTCCGAATTTTTGTCGAAACCTTCCAAGTCAAGTTGGACATCAATTGAACGCGCAGCCGCTGTTTCTCGCTCAAAGCCAGCGGCATTGAACCAGTTATTTGCCTGCCACCACTGCATAGCTTTTGCTGGTGCTGGATTTTGTGCAGCTTGCTGTGCGCGGCCCACTGTGGGCGATGCAGCAGCACGTTGCTGGCTTTGCTGTCTTTGCATTTCTGCAATACGCATGGCCGCTCGCATGTCGGCCATTTGCTCTTGAAAAGCTACTTGCGCTTTTGTGTCGCCTTCTTCCACAGCTTGCTCAAGAGCTGCTTTGGTTTGGCTATAACGCTGGTTAAACGCCTGTTCAGCCGACTGCTGAGATCCATGCTCCAAACGCTCAAGGCGCTTTTGAAGCTGTGCATTTTGCTCTTGAATTTGCCTAGCTTGGATTTCAGCTTCTCGACGTTGACTGACCAGCTTTTGAATGCGCTTTTGAACTTTAGGTCCATAGTCATCCTCTTTTTCTTCCGAAACATCTTTGGCTTCTTCCTTCGCCTCTTGGACGGGATCATCAACCAATTCAATTTCAAATTCTTCTGTTTCGCCCTTGGCCTTTTTAATTTCGGCTTCGATCTCTTCCAGAATTTCTTCTTTTCCTGCCATATCAATCACCCTACATATGCAGCGACATCAACGCCATCTGGCAAGATCGATGTGATTTCATCATCGTTCAGCAGAAGGAATTTGACGCCTTTTACAACAAGTTTCTGACCAGCGTATTTACCATAGGTCACGCGATCTCCAACCTTTGGACAAATTTCAGACCGCCATCGCTGGCCTGTATCTCTGTCACGATATGCTAAGTCACCCAAGGCGCATACTGTGCCATGAGCTGTTAGATATTCTTCGTTGTCTTTAGAGGATTCGGGCAGCAATATGCCGCCTGCTGTTTTGGTTTTAACCTGATTTGGCTGTACCAGAACTTTCCAATTTAAGGGGATTGGCAGTTGATGAGATCCAATTGTTGCGTTGGTTTCTTCATCCGTAAATATTTTATCATGCTGATGAGACACGCTATACATCCTCTTCGTTTAGTTTTTTCAATGTTTCGCGGATAACCTCAGAGGCTTGCATTAAGCCTTCTGAGATCCCTACGTTTTTGTGATAGGCATTCATGTCGGCCATCCGACCGTCAACCATATCTTCGGCTATCTCAAGCCTTCTTTTCTCCAGATTTTTTCTGATCTGTTGTAGCAGATCGCTTGTTGTCATCTTTCACAGCTCCCGTCATTGAAACACCAGAAACGTGAACTTCGACATCTTTAGATTCTGGCATTTAGTATCCCTTCTTCTTAGGCTTCGCCTTTTTCTTCATTACCTTCTTTTTGACAGGTTTGGAAGTTTTCTTTTTGCCATACTTCATCTTTTGTCCTCCATTAGACATTAATGCGCCGAAACTTGCGCGGTTCATCAAACATTACCTGCTGATAATTCACGGGCCAACACTTTCAAAGTGTCTGAAAAGCCCTTATCAAGCTCTTTAGCTGCCATTGCGAACTTGCGCGGTGAAATCTCGCTA